TCACAGGGAGGCTCCTACGGTTCGGCTGGAGGTGACGCGCACATCGTGGTCGTCGAGGATGCGACGGAGCTGACGGGACACCTCCACGGGGTCCAGGGCGCCGTTGATGGTGATGGTGTTGTGGACGACGGTGGCGGGCGCGGAGTTGCGGGACCCGGAGAGCGTGACCAGTCGCGCGAGGCTGGGTGCAGCGGACATGCCAGTGCCTGCCGCCAGCTCGACGGACTGGGTGGTGTCGGCGGTGAGGCCGACGAATCCGGCGACTGTTTGGAGCCAGGATGGTGGGGTGAAGCTGCTAAACAGGTTGCTGACCCAGTTGTAGGCAGATTTCACCGCGTCAGTTATTCCACTGAATGCATTTCGGATGGGCTCCAGGGTGTTCCAGACGATGGAGGCGCCGGACTTCACAGCGTCCCACGCTGCGTTGACGCCGTTCCTGAACGTCTCGCTGTTCTTGTAGGCGTAGATCACTCCGGCTGCCAGGGCGGCAATGGCGACGACCACGAGCCCGATGGGGTTGGCTGTCAGTGCGGCGTTGATGGCCCACTGTGCAGCGGTCCAGACGGTGGTGGCGACCTTCACGGCGGTCTGGGCTGCCTTGTAGGCCTTCAGTGCGCCGTTGGCGATGAGGACCGCTGCGGAGAGGGCGGCGACGACGCCGACCAGGATGGTGACGGCCCCGGAATGCTGCATGACCAGTTGGGCGCCCTGGGCGAGCCACTGGGAGACTTGGGTGCCGATGGGGAGGAGTCGCTCTCCCAGCTCGGCGCGGGCGTTCTCCCACTGGGCGGTTGCTATCTGCTGGGCGCCTGCCGCGCTGTCGGTCTCGCGGGCGAACTGGCCCATGGCACCGCTGGTCTGCTCGGCGAGCATGGCCAGAACGGTCTGGGTCTCCGCGGCTTTGGCTGCGTCCCCGGACAGGCCCGTGAGGCCGTCGGCTGCCATGCGGGCGTTGATGTCGGCCTGCTTGATGGAAACGCCGTAGCGTTCGATGGGATCGCGTTCGCCTCGCAGGAGGGCGGACACGGCGGACACGGCGTCGGATGTCGTCCCGCCGAAGGTGGCGGCGAGGTCGGACCCGAGGCCGATCAGGTCTGTGGTCTTTCCTGCCACTTCGTCCATGGGCATGCCCATGTTCTTCAGCTGGGCGCCTAGAACGGTGGCAAGGTTCTGGTAGCTGGACGTGGAGAGGCCTACTGCGTCGGCTGCGGTCTTGGAGGCGCCGATGATGGTGTCCGCCTGGTCCTTGAACACTGATTCGACGGCACCGGCTGACTGCTGGAGGTCGGAGGCTGCATCGTAGGCGCCTTTCCCGAGGGCTGTGATGGCTCCCAGGGCGAGACCTGCGGGCACGGTGGCCTTGTTGAGGCCCTGCTCCAGCTTGTCCACGCCGGTGGCCACGTCGTCCATTCCCTTCTTCGCGTCTTTTGTGTCGGAGACGACTCGGACGGAGAGAATGGCGGTCTTGGAAGCCATTAGCGGATCACCTGATTTCCAGTAGCTCTATGGCGGTTGCGATGTCCTCGGTGGGGCGCGTTTCCCATTCGCTCATGGGAATGCGCGTCGCCAGGGCGAGTTCGACGATCAGTCGGCGGCGGGAGCCGCTCGGGTAGGGTCCACGTCCACCAGGGACGCGGTGGACGCGATGACGGTCTGCTGGAAGTCGGCGAACTTCATTCCCTGGAGGTCGCCTCCACGGGCGAGCGCAGACCATGCCACGTAAGCGGTGAAGAGGGCTGGGGCCTCGGTCTGGGCGGGCCATCCTTCGCGGGCGCGTGCCAGCTCCCACCGAACTTGGTCCCTGTTGTCGGTCTGGACGGTGACCACGCGGGGGGCGGCGTCGTCGGAGAGTGCGGTGGTGACGATTTGCACCTGGAGGTTCTGCATTTCATTTTCCCTTTACGGTGTCGAGGATTTGCCCGATGCGTTCGGAGTAGATTCCGAACCAGGTGGGTTCTGTTGATTGGGCGGCGAGGCTCAGGAACGGGTTGGGCTTGATGTGTCGGCGGAACCAGCCCCAGTGGATGGGGTTGCCGTAGGGGACGCCACCGCTTCGGTTGTTGCCTGCGCGGGCGATGGCTGCTGTCCGGGTGGCGCCGGTGCGGAGGGTGGCGGCCAGGCGCCCGGTCCTGGTGGGGACTCGGGCGCCTGCCGCTGTGACGACTACTCCGGCGACCTCGCGGTTGGTGTCGCGCAGTTTGGTCATGTCCACCCCTGCCTTGCGGAGGGTGGAGCGTAGGCGACGTGCGCCGTCGAGCTTGACGCCGGTGTAGTCGGTGGCCATTGGTCAGATGGCGTCCTCGATGGAGGGGGCGGACGTGCACGAGAACTCGAAGTCGGCTGTGGCGTTGGCGGAGACTTCGCCGCCGATTTCGGTTGCCTCGATGGTGCACTCGCCCAGGACGGCCTTGCCCTTGGCGTTGTTGGGGACGAACTTGAAGGGCAGGGTTTCGCCTCGGTGGTCCCATGTCCACTCCGAGATGGAGGCCGTGGCGCCGAGGTCTTGGAGGATGGTCCCCTTGAGGGAGAACGCTTCGGTGCGGTCGCCTGGGGCGCTTTCACCGGAGAGGACGGGCACGGGGTCGTCGGTCTTGACCTCGGGGACCACGCTGCACTTGGTGACCTGGCTGGACCAGGTGGACAGGGTTCCGGTCTCTCCGAAGGTGAGGACGCCGGGTCCCAGGCGGGTGATGTTGACGGTCATGGTGTGTGCTCCGTTTCGAAGGTGAGATGGAGGGCGGGGAGGGGGTCCGGGGATTGGTTGGCGACGGTGAGGCTCAGGGCGTCGATGGTGCCCAGGACCATGTGGGGTGTGAGCTGGTCGAGCATGGCGCCGAGGGCGTCGAGGGGTGCGCCGTTGTCGGGGGCGAGCAGGTAGAGGTCCCACGCCACGCGTAGGGGGCCGGTGGTGAGGGTTTCGTGGTCGATTTGTGAGGGGGCGAGCCAGGCGCCGGGCAGGTTGAGGTCCCTGGGGTCGGTGACGGTGTGGACACCCCAGTCGGTGAGCATGGCGGAAGTCTCGGCGGCGGCTTGGCTGAGGGTGCTCATATCGCCACCGGGGTCTGGAACGTGTCGATGCGCAGGAGGCGCGCGATGTCGTTGTCGTAGCGGGACACGTAGGTGGCGCCCAGCTCGGTCATGGCTTCGATTCCTGCGGCGGAGTTGCGGCGGCGGTGGAGTCGGGCGGTCAGCATGACGGCACCCAAGATGGTGTCCTCACCCCAGGGCGTGGTGGCACCCACTGGCAGGCGGGAGACGAGGGCGAGGACGGCGCTGGCGCAGTCCCGCATGGCCTCGTCTGGGCCGCCTGCCAGCTTGACCCACGATGCGGCCTTGGTGGCGAGGGCCTCGGCGGTGACGGGGGTCGGGGTGTCGTCGGCCATGGTCAGGAGCCGCCGCCCTGCTCGATCTTGAACAGGCTCGCGGGGTCGTTGACCAGGAGGGCATGGTAGCCGAACAGGCCGAGGTCCACGCCGCCGTTGGGGAGGTTCACGGCGTTGACGCGAACCGGCGGGTTGGCTTCGTGCCACTCGGCGGCGCGCTTGTCTCCGGCCAGGATCGTGGTACCCGCGATGGTGGGGTCCACGAACAGGCGCAGGCCGTTGACCTGGCCGCTGGTGGTGGAGAGGTTGAGGGCGTCCCCGCTGGTGATCCACCAGGGGATCTCGTCCTTGGTGAGGGCGGTGAACGCGGCCCACACGTCAGCGCCGAAGGCCACGAAGTTGAGAGCGCTGGCCTGGCTGGCTGCGGCCAGTCCCAACTGGACGAGTGCGGCGGGCAGGTCGGTGCTGGTGGCGGTGACGGCGGTCGCGGCGGCGAGCATGCCGGTGGCGGCCTTGGCTTCAGTCTTGAGGAGGTAGTCCTCCAGGGCGCCCTCCCACAGGGCCTGGAGCATGTCGGGGTCGCCCAGGTCCACATAGATGCGGTCCACGTCCCAGCCGCCTGCGGTGCGCTCCACGCTGGCCTCGATGGCCTTGGTCTTGACCTTGTTGGAGGCGATGGCGGTCTTGTTGCCCGTGTAGGCGTCCACGGTGGGGCGGGTCTCCCACTGCCAGCCCTTGACCTTGGTGGTGCGGCCCAGGGGCTTGGTGGTGATGGAGTCAATCAGGGGGCGGGCGACGCGGCGGGCCTGCCAGAGCTGTCCCAGCCAGGTGTCCCTGCCGATGAATCCCTTTCCGGCGTCGTCGGCGGGCACGACGTCCTGGAGGGCCGCCTGCACGGCGCCGGGGGTGGCTCCATCCTGGAGCATGCGCACGACGGTCTGGGCGGCGGCCTCGACGGTGGCGGGGGCGCGGCGGGTGGGGACGACGGGCGGTGCCTGGGTGGCCGTGGCCGTGGCCTCGACGGTGGGGGTCTGGGTGGTCTCGGTGGTGGTCTCTTCGGGGTCCATGTGGGTGGTGCCTTCCTGGGTGGTGGGGGTGGACGGGTCGGGGGTGGTGGCCTTGACGGCGGCCACGCGGGCGGCGTCGAAGGCGGGGAGAGCGGTCAGGGAGACCTCCCGGACGACGGCGTTGGTGATGACGAGGGTCTGGGAACCGTGGAGGTACTTCGCGCCGCCAGGTTCGGGGAATGCGCCGACGCTGAGGCCGTCGCGCAGGCCGTTGGCAGCGCTGGCGAGGGCTTCGTCTCCTTCGGGCGTCTCGGGGACCTGGAACTTGGTCCGGAGCTGGTCGCCCTGAATGCTGGCGTCGATGCAGTAGCCGACGGCGCGGGTGTGGTCATGGTCAACGCAGAGCTTGACGCGGCGCAGGTCCTCGGGCAGGTGGAGGCTGCCGGTCTCGAACTGGACGCGCCCGGTGGAGGCGTTGGCGGCCTGCCCGAAGAATGTGGCGATCCCTTCGATGGTGCGGTGTTCGGTGTCCACGCTGGCGGTGACGAGGGCGGCCCGGATGAGGCCGGGGGCGGGCGTGGCGCAGAGGATGGGGGTTGTCATGGTCATTTCTCCAGGGGGATGCCACGCTCACGGGCGCGGAGCTGGTCGAGGTCGTAGATCTTGGTTTCCAGGGCGGTCTTGTAGGACTCCATGCGGGTCTTGAAGTCATCGCGAAGCAAGGCGTCGGTGTCGAAGCGGCACCACTGCCCGCGAGGCAGCACGTCGTCCATGGACAGGCGAGCGGTGATGGCTTCCATGTAGGGGGCCAGCGCGTAGTCCAGGAGCTCTCGGGACCGGCTGGGGACGTTCGTGTAGGTCATGCTGGAGCCCTCGACGGGGGCGTCCACGGCCCAGGCAGGCAGTCCCATGGCGCGGGCAAGGTCGAGGGCTGCGGCCTTGCGCCCGTCGATGAGGAGCTGCTCAGGGTTGGCACCGTGGGTCTTGGTCTCGATCGTGGAGTTGGTGTAGGACACGTCGGACCCGTGGCGGGCGGCCAGGTAGTCGGCCACCAGCTTCTTGGCTTCGTCGGGGGTGAGGGGGGTGCCGCTGGACTGGTGGAGCTCGACGGCGGGGACGGGGTTGGAGGCGGCGCGCAGGGCGGCGGCGTCGAGGCGGCGGGCGGCGTGGATGCGGGGCGCGGCGAAGTTCAGGAGGCCTTCTGTGGGGCCGTCAATGCGGATCACGTCAGCGGCCTGGACGGGGCGTCCGAAGGCGTGTGTGAGGTTGCCCAGGTCATCGAGTGTGGTTTCCCATTCTGGGACCCACCAGACCTTGGTGGGGCGGTCCTCGGAGCGGGTCTGGACAGTCAGCCAGGCGCGCCCGTAGAACAGCATGGCGTCCACTGCCCAGGTGAGGGTCTGGAAGCGGGGACGCCCGGACTCGGGCTGGTCGAGGACGGGGGGCTGGGTTTCCATGGGGTCGGTGCCGCGCATGCCGATGAGGGGCAGGCGGGCGATGCTGCCGGTGATGAGCTGGCGGCCTCGGGCGATGGCGGCCACGCTCATGGCTTGGGTGCGGGTGATGGGGAGGGCGTCGTCGGGGAGGTCGAGCAGGTTCGCCCAGGCGGCGGCCTCCAGGGTCTCCCGGTCGGCCCAGGGGGATGCGACCTGGCGGGATCGGGAGTCGATGCCGAAGAGTCGGGCGAGCACATTGGCCATGGGCCTATGGGATCGCCGGTGTTGGACTATCGGCGGTCGGCTCGGCGTGTCGCGGCGCGGGCGAGGTCGTATGCCTGTCGTTGGTCGGGGTGGCATCGTGCCTCGTGTTCGACGCCCATACGGGCTGCGACCTGCGGTGATGTGGCCACGTCGCGCCATCCGCACGTGCAGATGACGACGGCGCTTGCGGGGCTGGCGTCGATGCGGACGTGTTCCGCTCTCATAGGGACACCACCATGGGTGCGGGGGCGGCCTCGACGTAGGTCAGGAGGCGTAGGGCGACGGTGGCGGCGATGACCTCCCAGATGGGGCCGGTGGAGTCTCGGCGGGACCAGGCGTCGGCCTCGCCCATGCGGCGCAGGACGGCGCCGTCGAGGCCGTCCACCAGGCCCTGGTCCCCGGAGTGGTCGGCGGTGCCGATGGTGAGTGCCTCGATGAGGTCTCCGGTGCCGGATGCGAAGTCTCGGGCGCCCAGGGTCTCGACCTCGACGCCGCGCAGGCGGAGGGCGGCGGTGACGCTGCGGGCTGGCCCGCCATCGTCGGCGCCGATGCGGGAGACGCCCTGGGCGCGCAGGGCGTCCACCTCGCTGGGGAGCCACCAGGTGCCGGGTTGGGAGAGCCAGGGGCGCAGGTGGTGGCCTTGGTGGTCGCTCCAGGCGAGCCACAGGGTGGCCCAGGACCGGTCTGGGGCCACGTCGTAGGCGGCCACCGCGTCGGCCAGGGCCTCGGGTGGGATCTGTTCGGGGTTGGTGGAGCGCTCCACCACGTCGGCGGGGATCACGCTGGACTTGGTGGTGGTCCACCGGTTCCCGAATGCGCGCTGGTACTCGCCGGGTGTCATGGCGTCGGCGGCTTCGGCCAGGGTGGCGATGGTCTGGGTGTGTCCGACTGCGGGGTGGAACACCTCGAAGTTGCGGGGGTCGGACAGGTCGAGGTCCTCGGGCGCTGACCACTCGAAGTAGGCGATGGCGCTCATGGGGTCGCTGGTCGCCTCGCGGCCTCGGTCCACCCAGGCCTTCAACCAGGTGGAGTGCGAGTCACCTGCGGTGGACACGATCCACAGCTGGCGGTCCTCGAGTGTGGATTGGGCGGGGACGATGGCGGCCATGAGGGCGGACCCCAGGTCCTCGTCGTAGGCGAATACCTCGTCGAGCATGACCAGCTCGGGGGTGTAGCCGTGCAGGGCGGTCCTGGTGGGAGCGAAGGTGCGCACCTGGCCGCGCCCGTTGCGCCACTCCATGCACTCGGCGCCCGCGCCCCGCTTGATGCTCACTAGGTTGGGGAACTTGATCTCTGCGATGTCCACCAGGTCCTTCCACCGCTCCCTGGCGTCCTTGCCGGTCTGGGCGGTGTAGAACGCCTGGGTGCGGGGGTAGCGCAGGGTCCGCTGCGCCATGACGGCGCGCATGAGGGTGGTTTTCCCGGACTGGCGGGGCACGCTGAGGACAACGGTCGGGTAGCGCCAGCCGCGGCCGTCTGCTCGGCGCTCGGTGGCGACGCGGGCCACCTGGGACTGCCACGGCATGAGGGGTGTCCCCAGGAGCCTGGCCATGAGTTCCACGTGCCTCTGCTCGTTGCGCGCGCCGGGGGTCGGGGCGGTGGAGTAGCGGGCGGGGGCGCTCACTGGTCGGCCTCGTCGTCCCGCATGGCTTCTGCCAGGGGGTCGGTCACGGGCGCCTCGACCGGCTTGGGCAGGGCGTCCAGGGTGGAGATGAGCTGCTGGGCGGCTTGGGGCACGCTCGTCTTGGCGAACGCGCTCCCTGCGGCGATGGTCTTTGCCAGCTCTCGGGCGAGCTGCACCAGGGCCTCGTGCTCGGGGCGCAGGAGGTCCTGGTCTCGGAGGGCCTGGATGGTCGCCTCCACTGCCTTCTCCATCTGGGAGGGGGTGTGCTCCATCCCGGGCAATGTCTGGGCCTGGGTCGTCATTTTCTGGCTCTATTCCGCCGTTTTTTCTGAGGTTTCGGGAGGGAAAGGACAGGGCGGCGCGGGGTGTCCCGTGGCCCCGCTTTCAAAGAAACGGCGCTCGTCTGTCGCCGTTCGGAGGCTCGCCATGCTCTTGGCTTGGCGTGAGCTGTTGCAGCGGACGTGAGCAGGCCGGAGGTTCCCGATGGCGTCGCTCCCACCACGCGAGCGGGGCACGATGTGGTCAGCGCTGGGCCGCATGGGATCGCGCGTGCCGATCAGGCTCACGTCGATGGGCTGGTGGCACAGGTGGCAGGTGTGCCCGTAGGTGCGGAGCACCAGGAGCAGGAGCCCCTGGGCGCGCCTGCCTCCCCAGGTCCTGGTCATGACAGGACCGCCATGAGTGCGCTGGTGGTGGAGCGCATGCTTTCCAGAGTCCTGGACAAGTAGAGCTGCTCGCGGCTCATGGAGTAGGGCGAGTCGGGCAGGAGGTCTACCATGTCATCGGCCAGGTCCCGCATGCCCACGGCCAGGTCGAGGAGGCGACGGCGGGTGTCGTCGTCCTTGCTGGGGTTACCAGAGTTGGGCATCGGTCAGGTCCTCCTCGGGGCGTCGTTCGGCCTTGCGGGCTGCTGCGATCTTGCGGTCCCAGTCCTGGACGGTGGCCATGTGTCGGTGCGCGTAGGCCACATCTTCGGGGCTGGTGATTCCCTGGGTCCGCATGTACTGGTCTCTCAGACGGGTCAGTCGCACGGACTCTGGCATGCCCTTCGTCGTGGTGTTCACGGTGTTCTCCTTGTCTGTGATCGGTGTTGGGGTGGATGGGATGGGCCGATGGCCCTCCCTCCCCCTCTTGGAGGGGGGAAGGCTTGCACCTGGTTCCGCATGGTCTGACCTGCGGCGATGCTGGCGACGGATTGTGACGATGCCTGCGCGGGCGAGGCGGAGGCGGGTCCTGGCGGAACGGTCGCGGCTGGCCTGGTCGTGGGCGGGGCGGGCGGCGCGCAGGACGTCGATCAGGGCGGACTTGACGACACGGATCGTCCCGGCGAGTGGCCTGCCGTCGAGGACGCCACCGCGTTGCCACTCGATGAGTCCCGCGTCCTCCAGCCATCCCAAGCACACGCGGGTCCAGCGTTCGGAGAGGCCAGCTCCCTTGCTGACCTGCCACGCTGTGGTGTCGCCTTGCCCGTAGCGGGGGTGGAGGGTGTCGCCCAGGGCGCGCAGGACGCTGCGGACGCCCTGCCACTCCCGACCGTCCAGGGGACCCCACCCGGAGCGGCCCAGGGCGCTGAGGATGGTGGGCAGGGGAGCGCCAGCCGTGAGACGCATGGTCGTGGTGGTCATCGTCGGGTCACCAGCCTGTTGGAGAGCCGGGCGCGCTCGAACTCCAGGACCATCCCCGGCACGAGCTTGGCGTAGCTGTCGATTTTGGTGAGGTTGTCCCCGTCGCAGAGCAGGGCGACGTAGCCGGGCAAGTCCAGGAGATGCGACGGCTTGGAGGGCTGGAACGGCGCGACGGCGGCCACGGAGTCCAGCCACTCGCACGGGTGCAACACGTCCACGGTCACTCGGACCACCTGCCTTGGGCGATGCCCCACGCCACGAGGGCGGTGATGATCCATCCCAGCCATGGGCCAGCGACGGCCCAGGAGGTCCGGGCCTCGTCCAGGACCGTGATCCCGACGCCGAAGGCGACCAAGACGGAGAGGGCAGAGAACAGGACCAGCCAATCCACGCGGGGCTTCATCGGGCCACCGCCTCGGTAGGCTCGGCATCATGGGACTGTTCAGGAGACGCAAGGCCGCGACCGAGATTTTGAAGATGGAGGTTCCGGTCCTGCCGGAGCCTCGGCGCGGCGAGAGCTTCAAGTTGGTCAACCTCGACGATGAGGCCCTGGAACGCGCTCTCCAGGAGCTGAGGATCGAGGTTGAATCGGGGCAGCACACACCCGAGGACGACACCCTTGTGGTCCTCCAGAGGGTCAGCCCCCAGCGGGTCACGGTGACCATGGGGAGTGAGATTCTCGGTGATGTACCAGAGGACCAAGCGGGCCGAGTTGCGGAGCGCCTGCGCCACGTGGCGAAGATCGCGGCGGCCCCTGCACGGGTCTACCGATACAGCGGAAGCCGCTGGAGTGTCGTCGTCTTTGCGTAGCGTGGTCATCGTTTGGCGCCTGCCATGACGGCCTCGCCGTAGGCGGGCAGGTCGATGGGGACGCCGAGGTCCCACAGCTTGTCGAGATCGTCCAGGGACCATTTGACCGATCCCTTCAAGCGTCCCGAGACCTGTGGCTGGCTGATGCCAAGACGGCGGGCAACATCCAATTGCGTGTAGTGCTCCGCCTGCATCCACCGGCGGACCTCGCGACTGATCGCGGTCTGTGTCGTAGCCATGTCCAACAGACTATGGGGTTATGCCATAGTTCATCGCCGTTTCGTCGGCGTGTCGCACCGATTCCACTTCACATTTTATTGCTTCACGCTATAGACTCAGGTCATGAGTACACAGACCGTGGCCCGAGAGCCACAACTCTCTGAAGTCGTAGCGGGGAACGTTCGCGCACTCGCGGCGCGCGCAGGGCTCTCTCAGTCGGCGCTGGCTCGCGAGGTTGGGATGTCACAATTCCAGGCGCACAAGCGTTGGCACGGGACGACACCGTGGGCCTTGGATGAACTTGACATGGTGGCCGCCATCCTCGGCGTCTCTGTCCAGGACTTGGTGACCGACTTCATGGAAAGCAGAACCCCCACCGGTGGATCGCACCGAGGGGGGTTGCCGCGCGCCCGAAGGGACTCGAACCCCCAACCTTCTGATCCGTAGTCAGATGCTCTATCCATTGAGCTACGGGCGCATCGCCGTTTGGCTGGGAACCACTGTACGCGTCGCGCGGCGTGGAGGACAAACCGGCTCCCTGGGCGATGGGTCACAGACCCCCGAGCTGCCCGGAGATCGCCAGCTCGAGCTCCTCGACGGTGGGCGCGGTGGCAGGTCCCTCCCGTGTGACGGACAGGGCGGCGGCCACGGTGGCCAGACGGATGGAGTCCTCCAGCGAGCGTCCGACCGCGAGCGCGGCACACAGGACCCCGGCATGCGTGTCGCCCGCGCCATTGGTGTCCACTGCCCGCACGCTCGGCGCCGGCACCAGTTCTGCGGCACCGGAGTGGGCGAGCCAGGCACCCCTGGCGCCCGCGCGCACGACCACGCAGGCATCGAGCCCCTGGGACAGGGCGGTGGCGAGGGCGGCGCCGTCCTCGCCCGCGTCGAACCCGAACAGGCCGGCGAGGATGCCCGCCTCCCTGAGGTTCATGGTCCACACGGGATGCAGCGAGGCGACCCGGCGCAGGGCGTCGGGATCCGTCTGGTCGACGATGGTGGAGGGATCGAACACGACCGCCGGGGCGCCAGGAGCCGCGGCGCTTCCCGGCCTGCCCTCGAGGGCCAGGCGGGAGACCAGCCGCAGCAGCGCGTCACGCGGCTCGGGATCGGCCAGGGAGTATCCGGTCATGTAGACGACGTCCCCGGCTCCCAGGTGGACGTGGTCGTAGGCCTCCAGGGGGGTGGCCAGCTCAGCGCCCCGGGTGGACAGGAAGGTCCGTTCCGAGTCGGCGTCCGTCAGGGCCACGCAGAACCCCGTGTCCAGTTCCTTCTCCCTGTACCCGGTGAGGTTGACGCCCTCACGGATGAGCGTGCCGCGCGCGACCTCCGCCAGGGGACCGACACCGATGCCGCCCACGTACTCAGCGGTCACCCCCATCCGGCGGACGGCCCGCAGGACGTTGAAGCCACCACCGACCTCGAGGGCGAAGGAGTCCGCGAACACCTCGGTGCCGGGGGAGGGGACGTGGTCGACCTTCATGGTCAGGTCGATGACGACCTGCCCGGTGTGGACCACCCTGCCCCCGTTGCCGTTCTCCAT